GGTTCTAAAGGAAACTTGGCTTTGATTGGAATGGCTATATTAACTTTACTAAATAATGGTGAGTTCGATAGAGAAGAATGTAAGTACCTTCATATCTTTGGTGTGAGTTCCAATGAGGCTATGGTGTATATTCAGTTTATCCAGAGAATGTTGGATAGACAAGATATTGATATACAGCTGACATATGATTCAACATACTGGAATCGTACTTGTGTTTTTGGTGGATATTTTATTAGAGAAAGATATGTTATTGGTACAGGTATGGAATCTATGAACTGGCCAAATACAATTGATTATTCCAAGCTTGGAAAAGAATTTAAACTACCATGTTTATGTCCTATTTGTGAGGATTTGGTTGACAGTTATTCGTTCTTTAATACAATTAAGAAGAATAAAAAGGGTGAAGAAAAACTTTCTTTTGTCAAGTTTAATATGATGATTGGTTTTCATAATTTATTTCTTCAAATGATGTATAATAAAATGACGAATCGGTTATTACATGCAGATATGATGGAAGTATATAAGGAAGCATTTGCTCCTAAAGTGTATAAGAATCTTGGAATACTGGAAACAGTCTTTTTAAATCCAAGGAATGGGGACAATTATCAATTATTACAACAGGTATTTAATGAACGTAAACAAGAAACTCAAGCACCAAGTGTGTTCGACTTATAAATACTAGTGGAGGTATTCAAATGTCAGAAGAAGAAAAACCAAAAAAAGAACCAGATAAAAGGAAACTTGTTGAAGATCAAAACAAGCTTGTTCTCAAGCTAGGTGATGATGATAGTGCTTTGGTTGTGCGTACTAATGGTGAGATTGAATTAATTAGTCGTGACCTTCAAGGAAAAGAAGATAATTATATTGGTGATTTGGAAGATTTGAACAAGACATTTACCCTAGTTTTGGCATTTGCAGCTGCATTGGAAAATGAACAATTGTATCATAATATTTTTCAAAATTTAAATCGTGTATTACATAGACAATGGGACAAGTTGCCTCCAGAAGAAAAATCACGAATAAAAGATATTCGTATGCAGGATTTGTTAAATCCAGATGAAGATGATAAGAAGGATATAGATAAAAGGATTTCAGAAAAACAAGAATGGTTGAATAAGTGGAGAGAAGAAATTGATCGAGGTCGATCACAGTTGGAAGAATATATGAATCTACATCCAGATGAAAGAGACGGTCCTTTCAGTTCTGAAAACAGACCGTTTGATGAAATGGAAACTAGACGAAGAAAGAAGAAGAAGAAGAAAAATCCACTTCTAAAATTAAAAGATGTGAAATGGGATCCTAATGATGAATCTCTAACTGCACACTTTAAAGATTTTCGTGTTGATGATCCACCTGATGAGGAAGATTAATGAGTAACCCGTTTGAGTATGCGAATGATTTGATGAAGAAGAAAGATTATGATGGTGATTGTATCAGAGAACGAAAAGATTACAAGCCATTTTTTATAAATCGTTCTTTGTCTTATCAACCAGATTTGATACACTATGCTAATATGATGAATGTGAATCCGATGCTTGAGGTAAAGGCTCATTATGATTTCTTACATCAGACAGTTGAGAAAAAGAAAAGACCTTTTAGGGGTTGGATTAAAGCAAAGAAGTTAGAAGATTTAGCTATTGTTAAAGAGTATTACAAATATAGTAATAAAAGAGCATTAGAATGTTTAGGTATTTTAACTGGGGATGATATAAAATATCTTAAAGAACGATTGAATAAAGGTGGAAAATCTCCATAGTATAAATATTATATAATGATTAGCTAATGAATTGAAAAGGGAGATTACAATGGAAGATGTAGCGAAATGGACAATAGATGATATGGTTGAAGTGACATTAAAGGAAGATGATGATTTTTTAAAAGTCAAGGAAACCCTCACACGCATTGGAATAGCATCAAGGAAAGAAAAGAAGTTATTTCAATCATGCCACATTCTACACAAACAAGGTAAATATTACATAGTTCACTTTAAAGAATTGTTTGCGCTTGATGGTAAGCCAACAAATATTTCAGAGAATGATCTTGAACGTAGAAACACAATTGCAAATCTTTTGCATGAGTGGGAACTTGCAAAACTTGTTAATCCAGAAAAAGCACAACCAACTGTTCCGATTCGTCAATTAAAAATTCTCCCGTTTGGTGAGAAAGATGAATGGGATTTGCAAGCAAAGTATAGTATAGGTAATGTTGGAATTAAATCTGCCGGAAAAGAAGAAGCTAAAGATGCTACAGAGATTGATGATAAAGTATTTGAATAATGCTGGTGTAGCTCAGTTAGTAGAGCAGTTCACTTGTAATGAACAGGTCCGGGGGGCAGAACCTCGCACCAGCTTGAATAGGAGAAGATATGAATGTTAAAATTATTAGACTAGTTTCTACTGAAGAACTTATCGGAGATTGGAATGAAGAAACTAAAACAGTTACTAATCCTGTTGTAATGATTCCTGTAGCTAAAGATCAATTAGGATTTCAACCTTGGATACCATACGCCGAAGATGACGAAGTACCGTTAAAAGAAGAACATATTGTAGTTGTTTTAACTCCTGATAAGAAATTACAAAATGAGTATAGTAGAGTGTATGGTTCTGGTTTGATAGTTCCTGAAGAAAATATTATTCATTAATTTTTCCTTGTTTTTTGTTTTGTTTTTTGGTATAATTATATTATGAAGTTTTACACTTACATTGGAATGTTGAGGAATCAGATATATGTACGAGAGATTTCTGGGAATGAAGAACATTCATTTAAAGAAAACTTTCAACCCACCATGTACACCACAGCTCCATTAGAAAAATGTAATTATACAACTCTGGATGGAGTCCCAGTTGGTAATATTAAGTTTGATAATATTGCTTCTTGTAAAGATTTTATAAAACAATATAGTGGTACAATTAATTATCCAATTTTTGGTAATACTAATTATATTGTGCAATATATTTCTGAAAAATATCCAAAGAAAGTTCAATGGAACACGAACAAATTACGAATCTATACAATAGATATTGAAGTATCAGCTGAAGATGGATTTCCAAATATCCAATCAGCTGCATCTGATGTGACAGCAATTACAGTCCATGATAGTTCAGCAGATACTTATCATGTTTGGGGAACAGGTGGTTATATTCCACACGATCAAACAAAAACTATTTTATATTATGAGTGTGATGATGAAGATGAATTATTAGAAGATTTTCTTCAGTGGTGGGAAACTAATTATCCACATATTATTACGGGATGGAATTGTAAGTTCTTTGATATTCCATATTTGGTTAATCGTATTAATAATTTGAATAAAAAACCATCAAGATTATCACCAATAGGTTTGATAAATGATAGGAGTGTATTCATAGCTGGTAGAGAGAATCAGTATTATACGATATTTGGTATTTCAACATTAGATTATATTGACCTATATAAGAAGTTTACATATAAGATTAGAGAATCATATCGTCTGGATTATATCGGTTCAGTTGAACTTGGCTTGAAAAAAATATCTGTTGAAGATGTACAGGGATATGATTTATATAAAACAAATTACCAGAAATTTATTGAGTATAATATTCGTGATGTTGAGATTGTAGAGAAGCTTGAGGAGAAGATGAAGTTGCTTGAGTTGGTTATCACTCTGGCATATGAATCTAAGATTAACTTTGAGGATGTATTCTCTCCTGTGAGAACATGGGATGCTATTATATACAACTTTTTAAAGAAGAAGAATATTGTTATTCCTCCTTCACAAAAACAAGATGAACGAAAAGATATTATTGGAGCATATGTCAAAGAACCACAGGCTGGTTTACATAAATGGGTGGTTAGTTTTGATCTCAATTCTCTATATCCACATCTTATTCAACAGTACAATATAAGTCCAGAAACTTTATATGATGGAGTTGTGTGTGCTGATTCTAAAGATATTGGGGTAACTGGATTGTTGGAGCAGAAATTAGATACAGATTATTTGAAAGCAAAGCAGTTGACACTTACTCCAAATGGTCAACATTTTAGTTTAAAGAAAAGGGGATTTCTTCCAGAATTAATGGAAGAGATGTATAATGAACGAGTAGATTTTAAGAAAAAGATGTTGCAAGAGCAACAGAAATTGGAGGATGGTAATTACACGAATAAACAAACAGTCGTTAATAACATATCCAGATGTAATAATATCCAGATGTCCAAAAAGATTTTGTTGAATAGTGCTTATGGTGCATTAGCTAATCAACATTTTCGTTATTATTCACTTGAAATGGCTGAGGGTATAACGACAGCAGGACAGCTTGCAATACGTTGGATTGATAAAAGTATAAATACATATATCAATAAACTTCTAACAACAGAGGATGTTGATTATGTCGTTGCTTCAGATACGGATAGCATATATGTTACGTTTAACAGATTGGTTTCTCAAGTTTTCAAAGACACAACACAGACAGATAGCACTTCAAAAGTTATTGCCTTCTTGGACAAGATTAGTAAAGATAAAATTGAGCCATTTATTAATAGCAGTTATGAAGCTCTTCATGCGTATGTAAATTCATATGCACAAAAGATGCAAATGGGTAGAGAAGTTATTGCAGATAAAGGTATCTGGACTGCAAAGAAAAGATACATACTTAATGTTTATGATTCTGAGGGTGTGCTTTTTAAAGAACCTAAA